GACGGCCTTGCCAGGGCCGGTTGTAATCGACTGCCAGGCTCCGGGGAGGTGTGCCGAATAGGAGCATGATGTATCAAATAAAAATGAAATGAAGAACAAGTACGCTTTTATACTGTGTGGCGGCGGCTGTTTTTTTAACCGCCGCCATCAGATACAGTTTATCGAAACAGTGAGCTTTTGTCAGATTGGCTAAGAATACCATCCATTTTTATTGGATATTGTGATAGCTGTTTTAGGATAATTCAGATATGTTGTGGTATAGAAAGAATAAACCATCAGAGGAGGAAGCAAATCATGAGGGATGGTAACAAAAGGACCATGGCAATGTATATTCGATTTGGGAGAGCAGAATCGTCCAATCACAGCTCTTGCAAACGCGACAGCATCGACTGGAAACAGATGTGGGAGGATTATCGAAAGGAGCAGAAAAAATATCCCTTGAGTAAAGTCCGGCTTTAAAAGAGAACTGGAAAAACTACATAGAGTTTCATCCCCTTGCTAAATACGAGTGAGGGGATTTTTTTGTTTCCAGAAAATTAGGCAGGAGAGGGGAGAATCAAAGTGAATATTTTAAGAGGCGATTTATACTATGCAGACCTGACACCGGTAACCGGCAGCGAACAGGGCGGCGTAAGGCCGGTGCTGATGATCCAGAATGATATGGGGAACCGGTTCAGTCCAACTGTAATTGTAGCGGCCGTAACCAGCAGGCAGGACAAGCATCCGCTGCCGACCCATGTCCCAATCAGTCCCAACCATTGCGGCCTGAAAGAGCACTCCGTTGTACTTCTGGAGCAGATCCGGACCATCGACCATATCCGTCTGCGGGAGTACATAGGACGATTGACGGAAAAGGATATGAAGCAGGTGGATCATGCGCTGCGAATCAGTATCGGCCTTAGCATGACGGAGAATTACGAAGCGGCAAAAGGAGCCAAAACGAAAATATAGATTTAAAGTTCGATTGAACGTTGTAGTCCAGAATAGGAGGGAGAGGAACTTATGAACGAAAAGAAAAAAGCATGGATATATACCCGGATTGATGCGCCGGAGGACCAGTATGGGAGCTTGAAGCGGCAGGACCAGAAGCTAACCGAATATGCCTCACGCATGGGATGGGAGGTAATCGGACATTCCCAGGACACCGGTTCCTGCCGGGATATGAATCGGCCCGGACTCCAGGCATTGACCGATGCGGCATCACAGGGATGTGTGAATATTCTGGTGGTGAGCGGTCCCGACCGCTTGAGCCGCAATGCAAAGGATATCATTGCTTATGCAGAGTTTTTACAGAACTTTGATGTGGAGACTTATTCGCCGGAACAGGGGAAGATTGAAGTGCTTTGCACTTCTGTGTTAAAGGACTCGGCATTAGCGGTACCGGAAGACAGTCCGAATTTATCCATTCATTAGGAGGCAGGCTCATGGGACAGAAAAAAGAAACAAACGAAGTCCGGTATAGTGTAGCCCGGAAACTGTTGAATCTGATGCTGGAAAATGGCTTTATCACAGAGGAGGAATACAAAAAAATCGATGCTTTAAACCGGGAAACATTTTCTCCGGAATTGTCGAAAGTATATGGGTAAAAACACTAGATATATCTGAAAACTTATGGTATTATGTGGTGCTAACAGGAGAACAAAGAAAGGAAGGAGAGAAGCCTATGGCAAAGAAGGTTGTAAAGAAAATTACAAAAATTGAGCCTGTTAGCAACGGTTTCACCGCCAATGCGGTGGAAGTCAAACGTGTCTGCGCCTACTGCCGCGTCAGTACGAACTTGGCGGACCAGAAGAATTCCTTTGAAGCCCAGGTAGACTACTACACCCGGCTGATTGGGGAAAAGGAGGGATGGGTGCTGGCCGGTATCTATGCAGACGAAGGCCGGACCGGTACAAAGCTGTACCGGAGAGATGACTTCCAACAGATGATGGAGGACTGCCGGCAGGGAAAAATTGATTTGATCCTGACAAAGTCTGTGACCCGGTTTGCCAGAAACACGTTGGACAGCATCAAAGCCATCCGGGAACTGAAGGCCCTTGGAATAGGCGTTTATTTTGAGAAGGAGAGGCTCAACACCCTAATGGAAAAGAGCGAGCAGATGATAACCATCTTAAGTTCTATCGCCCAGGGAGAATCCGAGAGCATTTCCACCAATAATAAGTGGTCGGTAGTACGGAGGTTCCGAAAAGGTACATTCATTATAAGCAGCCCACCGTATGGTTATGAGAATAATGAGTACGGAGAGTTGGTTATAAAAAAAGAGGAGGCGGAGATCGTGCGTTGGATTTTTGATGAATACCTGGGAGGGAAAGGATCCTACACCATTGCCGCAGAACTGGAAACAGCAGGGATTCCCACGATCCGTGGAGCAAAGGAATGGCAGGACAGTGTGGTAAAGGGGATTCTTCGGAACTGTGCATATGAAGGGGATCTGCTGCTTCAGAAAACCTATACGACCGATGGAGTCCCATTCATTCGCAAAAACAACCGAGGAGAACTGCCCCAGTATCTGATAGCAGATGACCATGAGGCCATTATTACCAGAGAGGAGGCTGTGGCTATCCGCCAGATTTATGAGTATCGGAGGGAACGGCAGTGTGTGGAGGATACCAGTGTATATCAGAACCGGTATGCATTCAGCAGTCGGATTCTCTGTGGGGAGTGTGGAACAAAATTTCGCAGGCAGAAAATCTACATCGGAAAGCCATATGAAAAAATCCAGTGGTGTTGTTACCAGCATATTAAAGACAGTAAGAAATGCAGCCAGAAGGCAGTCCGTGAGGACGTCATCCAGGCTGCATTTCTTACGCTCTGGAACCGGCTTGCCAGCAACTATGAGGAAATCCTGATCCCCATGCTTGCGGCGCTGAAGGCAATCCAAGGTAACCCAGAGCAGGACCGGGAGATGCAGGAGATAGAACAGAATATCCAGGAACTAAAGCGGCAGGGCTACAGGCTGGGCAGGGTATTAACCGAAGGCAGCATAAGCTCTGCCATTTTTATCGAGAGACAAAACCAGATTGAGGCACAGCTGGAAGCGCACCGGAGGCGGCTGCGGCAGCTGCAGGGGCAGAAAGCCTTTGAATGGGAGATATCCCAGACCGAATATCTGATAAGCGTCTTCCGCAATCGTCCTGCCATTCTGGAGGCATATGACGAGGAGTTGTTCCTGCTGTTGGTAGACCATATCACGGTGCTGCCCGGACGCCGGCTGGTATTCTGGCTGAAGAACGGTCTGGAACTGGAAGAAAATGGACAGGAGGTGAGCGGAGTATGAGACAGCGCCATATGCCGCTGGGGTACCGGATGGCGGGAGGAAAAATAGTAATTGCTCCAGAACAGGCAGAGATTATAAAAGAAATCTTCCAGGAGTATTCAGAAGGAGCTTCCCTGTACCAACTTGCAAGGAAACTCACTGATCTGGGAGCGCTCAATGCAAACCATAAGCCGGTCTGGAACCATGGGACAGTTGGAAAAATCCTGGAGAACCGAAAGTATCTGGGAGACGAATTCTATCCCAAAATAATAGAATCGGAACTGTTCACCCAGGTACAGGAGCGCAGGAAAGAAAAGAGCAGAGAGTTGGGACGCGTCATGCAGCCTAACAGCTTCGGGAATCGCTCTATGTTCGCAGACAGTCTGGTCTGTGGAGTCTGCGGGCAGCCTTACCGCCGATACGTGGAGCACTGCGGACAGCCGGGAGAAAAAATCGTCTGGAAATGTAAGCACTACATAAATGAAAACAAGGTGTGTTGCCGGAATATATTCCTGGTAAACAGCCAGATCATCCAAGCATTTATGGATTTGATGAGAGGGGTGAAGGATGGGAGCTTTCAAACAGAGCCGGAAACCATCGTGCAAGGCCTGCCCTATAGCCGTGAGGCTGCAGAACTGACCAGAAAGCTGCAGGAATTGGAGGAAAAGCCGGAGTATCCATCCGAGGAGATGGTACGGCTGATTTATGAGCGGGCCAGATTACAATACCGAGTGTCCAGAATCCAGGACCAGAATTACCAGACTGAAAAACTGAAAATAGCCCTGGAAGAAAACCCACTCCAAAAAGAATTTAATGGTGAACTTTTTAAGGCAGCAATACATCGGATTACGGTTCACAAGGACAGTCGGTTCGAATTTGAATTAATGAATGGTGTAAAAATCGAGCTTCCTATCAGGGAAGCAGCGGAAGGGAGGAAACCGGATGAGACGAACCAGAACAGCAACCGTTGTAAAGAAAAACATCTCTGTAATTCCAGCAAATCCGGAATACAGCCGGGATACAAGGGCCCAATATAAGCGGCTGCGGGTAGCCGCCTACTGCCGGGTTAGTACCTTGCAGGAACAGCAGGAGACCAGCTATGAAGCACAGGTGAATTATTATACAGAAAAGATCAATAGCAACCCGGAATGGGTGTTTGCAGGAATCTATGCAGATGACGGGAAGAGCGCCACCATGACCCGTAAGCGGAATGACTTTCAAGCAATGATTGATAACTGCATGACGGGGAAAATTGATATGGTGATCACAAAATCCATCAGCCGCTTTGCCAGGAATACGGTAGATTCCCTTACCCATATCCGAAAATTAAAGGCAAAGAATATCGCCGTGTATTTTGAGAAGGAGAATATCAATACCCTGGGTGATGGCGGGGAAATGCTGATTACCATCCTAAGCAGCCAGGCCCAGGAAGAAAGTCGGAATTTGAGTGAAAATGTACACTGGGGATATGTGCGGCAGTTTGAAAACGGAGTGGTGTATGTAAATCACAATAAATTTCTGGGATACACCAAGGATGAAGAAGGAAATCTGATCATTGTGCCGGATGAGGCGAAGCTGGTCCGCAGGATCTTCCGACTATACCTGGAAGGAAACAGCATTAACAAAATTGCAGAGACGCTTACCAAGGAAGGAATCCGGACTGTGACGGGAAACACCGTGTGGCATGCCACAGTGATTTCCAAGATGCTGATGAATGAGAAATACATGGGAGATGCGCTGCTGCAAAAAACCTATACCGTGGATTTCCTGGAGAAAAAAAGAGCGGTCAATAAAGGAATTGTGCCACAGTATTACATCGAAGGAAATCATGAAGCGATTATCCCACGGGAACTGTTCTATCAGGTACAGGAGGAGAGGGCCCGCAGGGCCAATGTCTACCGTCCGGCCAACAAGAAGGGAGCTACCATCCGGGGAAGATATAGCTCCAAGTATGTGTTAGCCGACATCATGTACTGTAAAGAATGTGGACAGCCTTACCGCAGGCAGGTCTGGGTGAACGGAGGGACAAAAAAGCCGGTGTGGCGCTGTTACAGCCGCTTGAAGAGTGGAACCAAAAAGTGCAAACATTCCCCAAGCCTGGAAGAAAAAGCGCTCCATGAGGCGATTATGGAGGCCGTCAACTCCGTAGTAAAGGATGAAGGGGAGTTCATCGATGCCTTCCGAGATAATGTCATCCGGATCCTGGGCAGTTACTCTGACAACGTGGAGCCAACCGAATATGATGAGAAAATCGATTCGCTGCAGAAACAGATGCTGGCCCTAATCGAGGACAGTGCTAAAACGGAAAGCGCCGATGAGGAGTTTGATCGGGCGTACCGTGAGATTGCAGACCAGATCCGGGTCTTCAAGAAAAAGAGGACGGAGTTACTCCGGGAAAAGCAGCTGGCCGAAGCCTACGACCAGAGAGTGGAAGGCATGGGCCAATACATCCGGAAGACCAACTACCTAAAGCGTCAGTTTGACGATGAACTGGTCAGACGGCTGATTAAGGGTATCAAGGTAATCAGCGAAGATAAGATTGAAATTCAGTTCCACTCAGGGATTGTAATGACACAAAGAATTGACGATTATGACTAAGGCCGGCGGCAGAATCAACGGGTTCCTGCCTGCCGGGCTCCTGACAGTGGTAAGAATAAAGTCCCCAGACATCGTGTGATATTTCTATCACAGCTGGGGGTTTTATTGTTGGCATTATAGAGCGGTATAGGAACGATAGAATCGGAGGAACAGCAGAATGGTATCAGAAGAGTTGAAAAAGATGTTTGAAGGGCGGATCGCAATGCAGGATATGCACTATGTGGGGAAAGCCTGCTATGGTAGACTGGATGAGAATCTTAGAGGGAAGATTGAGCTGGGACAGGGATTCCTGGACAGTGGATATACCCGTCTTACCGTCTCTGTGCTGGAGCGGACCAATGGACTGGTGGATCAGATGAAGTTTTTAATCAGTGATGTGACCGGTCTGAAACAAGAAAACGATGGAGAGCGGATGGCAGGACCGGAACTGAGCTCGTATAAGGACTCTGCCTGGTGGAATTGTGAGATGGAAGAGGCAGACTATCAGAAGATAGCGGAGGCGGTCAATGGATATCTGTCCCTGTTTCAGTCGGAAGAACTGGCGCAGGGACAGCAGGAAGGAGAATCCCAGGGAATGGGAGTACAGACGGGAAAGCTGCCGGGGAATATCCTAACTTAAATCATCGGAACCATATCTAACATAGAAGGAATGAGGAAGGGAGTGGGGCTTAAATGGAAGTGTTTGTGAAGCGTGAAAACTGGGATGGCGGAATCTGGATGAAGCTGCCGGCCTTGGAGGAACAGGCAGAGCAGATCCAGAAGGAACTGGCTGGGTACCATCCTTCCAGGATGATTCCATTCATAGGAGATGTGCAAGTGCCAGTGGTTGGTCTGGCTCCTCTGTTAATTGGAGAATTTGTGTTTCAGGATTCAAACCTGGGGCAGTTAAATTACCTTGCCACAAAGATTGGTTCCTGGTCCGAGCAGGAGCGGGCTGTCTTCGAGGCCGTGCTGCAGAATGAAAAGCCGGATTCCTTGTTGCGGATCGTGGAGACAATGGATCATTTAGACCAGTACGAATGTCATCCAGAGATAAAATCTCTTGAACATTATGGGCATTATCTGTTTGAACAGGAGGGAAGAACGCTGCCGGTTGAACTAACTGGTTATTTTGATTATGAGGCGTATGGCCGTATTCATATGAAAGCCAGTGAACGGCTGACAGATGAGGGGCTCATCACAAGAATCAAAGAGCCAAAACCGGGAGTGGGAAAGAAGCAGAATCCGGAAGTGGTGCAGCCTGGGACAGCGGTATTTCGGGTGTATTTGGCATTTGATAAGAGGTGTCCGGAAAAGATTTGTTTTTATTTCCCGATGACGGAGAAACAGCTGGAAGCCCTGGAAGATAAGTGCAGAACATATGACGTTGATGAGGTGGGAGACTATCTCAGCAATATCTGGGAGTTGGATCAGTTTCTGCCACCGAGGCTCACATTTAGGGAGTTGAACCAGGTTGCAATGGAGATACAGAACCTGGCGGATAAAACCACTGTGTCGAGAAAAAAACTTCTGGCTTCCCTGGAGGCAGAGGTTCCCAGGGAGGTAGATACAGCGTGTCAGATTATCCGTAATTATAAGGATTACGAATTTCTCCCGGTTCAGGAGTTGTCAGCGGAGGGCTATGCAAAGTATCTGCTGAATTTGCATCAGATTTACATCGAGAAGGAGCTGGAACCCTATGTCCGTCTCCAAGAATTTGGTTTGCAGAAAATGAAGGAGAATGGGCCGGTGGAGACAACATTTGGCACGCTCATCTGTAAGGGACATCCGATACAGGAACTGAGTCCGTCTGTTCATGAATTCCGCCTGTACAATTCATTGGCTGTAACCGCCTATTGGAGTGGAAGTGAATCCTTTGTACCGGAGCTTTTAAGCGGGGAGGAACTTCTCTCGTATGAAAATATGATCCGGGGAAAAATCCAGGCCAGCTTAAAAAGCTGCCCTGAGAAGGGACTGGCGGAATATCTGTTTTCTGAACTGCTTAAAAAACGGGTTGCATCCATGACGCCAGATGTAGAAGCATATGCCGGCAGCCTTTGGGGTGTGCTTACAGTACGAACTTACGGAGAATTAAATGACCGGGAGTTGGCGGCTGTAATGGAAGAGTGGAAGGTGATGGCGGATAGTGGCTGGGGTGAAGAACTGTTTTACCGGCCTATTCGAACGGAGAAGGGTGAGATTTATATTGGATTCTGGGATACAGACAATAATGACAACCTGTTCATAAAAACGGAGGAGGAGTTTCGAAGGGACTGCCTGGGTGGAAGTCAGATTGGGCAGGAGCTGCAGCTTTAAACGTAAGTCTTTGAATCAAGTTTTCAATGCAAGCCCAGAACAGCGGCTAAACACGAAAAGAACAAACGTTCTAAAAACATATTGCGATCTCATGTCTGCTCCTGTATAATAGCAGTAGAAAGAGGAGGCGTCAGATCAGATGATTCGGTTATTTGAGTTTCGGGATTTGGATAGGATTATGGAGATTTGGCTGGAGGGAAACTTAAAGGCTCATCCATTTATAAAAGAGGAATATTGGAGGCAGAATTATGAGATAGTCCGCTCTGTTTTGCCAAATGCAGAGGTGTATGTGTTTGAGGAAGACGGGGAGGTTCAGGGCTTCATTGGCATGGACGCAGAATATATTGCTGGATTATTTGTAGCGGAGGGACACCGAGGACAGGGGATTGGCCATCAGCTGATTTCAGAGGTAAAGCGGAAAAAGCGCCTGTCATTGCATGTATATGAGAAAAATACAGGCGCTGTGGCATTCTACTGGACGGAAGGGTTCCGTGTTGAAAACAGCATGATAGAGAAAGAAAATGGGGAGCAGGAGTATCTGATGGTGTTTCATGAGGACAGCGAATAAAATGGAGGAACATATTATGGAAAATGGGCCCCTTGGTATGGATATAAGGAAGTTAGTCCTGAGTGTCTAAGTTGCAATATTTTGTAGAGATACTAAATTAATGAAGGAAAAATATATTGAGAAAGTGAATTCAACAAATCGGAATTTTGTAAAAATTATTGACAGTATGTCATCTTGCGATTTAACTTACTATACGGGCATAAGGAAACGTATGATTTGATGATAGGGGAAGAATTAAAAAGTTGATTCACTTAGTGTTGATGTGGGGAGGTCATTAAATGCAGAGCGCAATCCATGAAGGATATGAATATCAGGATTATTTTACTGTTTCAATAATCCTACAACTGATGCTTCGCCAGACAGATGCTGAAATAATTATTGATCGTAAGGATTTCAGTGGAGATAAATTTGACGATCTAAAGGTGAAGACGCCTAATGGTACCACTGAATTTCAGATTAAGTATTCTGATGATGAAAGCTCCCACAAACTTACTAAAGATGACTTTGCAAATGGTAATGGACATGATATTGCGTTATGCGATCTTTTCGCTTCTTGGAAAACAAGAAAAGAATCTGAAAATGATACTCAGATAAAGTTATGCCTTGCGTGGAGCAGGCCTACTGATGAAGATCCGATTACAGAGTTTCTGAAGCCTATTCAAGAACAGCCCCTGCCTTTTTTGATTGCTGCATATTCGTTTGATGGAGAAGTGTTTTGGCCAGTAGAAAATTTACCTCCAAAAACGTGGAGAAAGTTTAATTTGGCAATTAAGGCAGGACTTATTGCTAGAGAAGACTTTTTGTCTTTTTGTGATGAACTTACGATTATTCTAGAAATGCCTAAGGCAAGTCTTGATTTAAAGAATCCTGGTGGCATAGAAAATGTAATTATTCGGCAAGTTGAGAAATTGGGCGTAGGAATATATCCAAATGATGGTCTCAACGCTGAAGATGTTATTTATAAGCTTGCTACGGAAGTGAAGCACTCCAGAGCGATGGGGAATAGACTTTATACCAATACATTAATGGGACGCCTTGGATTTATAATGGATTATGGGAAATTTGATCAAAGATTTCCAGTGGATTCAGCACATAAGGTTATACTTGACGATGAAATTGAAAGGCTACACGGAACAATTCGTGATTCAAAACGTGTTATTATTACCGGCAATCCTGGATCAGGAAAGTCTTGGCTTGTCGATGAATATATAGATAAACTTGAGAATGATGACAGTAAAGTTATTCATTATAATTGCTTCCAGTCATTGCAGGACACAAATAGTCTTGAGAGAATACGTGTAACTTCCTTATATGGCAATCTGGTTTCACAGATTGTGGAACAATGCCCAGAATTAGTTGAGCATAAGAATACAACGTTTGGTGCTAATAAAGCAGAGCTTGAAAATCTGCTTCGACTCATTGGAGAAGAATTCTATTTAGTAGTGGATGGCCTTGATCACATCTCCAGAGAATATGCTCTACATAAAGATCTTATTTCATGTTCAGAAACTGAAATCATTTCGGAAGTGTTGGAAATTCATTTTCCTGATAACTGCTATGTCATAATAGCATCGCAGCCAATAGACGCACTGGATAAATTCAAAGCCAATAGCTACTGTGTATTTGAAATTGAGCCATGGGGGATTAAGCAAGCAAAATCCTTAATGGCGACTTTTCAGATTACTGATGATACTATCAAAGATGACGATGGTTTATTAATAAGTGAATATCTACTTAAGAAATCTGAGGGAAATGCGTTGTACCTCAGTTATATCTTGCGTCAGTTACGAAACTCAAATATAAATAAAGAATTAATTGACGGAATACCCGATTACGATATTAGTCTATCTGAGTATTATTCCTATTTATATAAAAAGGTTTATAACAATCGCACAGTTAATGCACTTTGTGGGGCAGACTTCTATCTTAGTCTAGATGATTTAATGGAAATTACTGGAGATGGAGAATTTGTAGAACGCGATATATCGGTGCTTCACCCACTATTGATTGAAAATATTCTAAGCGGCGGCTTTTCAATTTATCATGAAAGTTTTCGCCGATTTGTGTTGTCCTCATTAAAGGAGAAAAAGGTTGATTTAGAGAGAAATGTTTATGGTATCCTTGCTGATTGGTTACAGGAGAAACCATTCTTTGAATTTGATAAGTCGTTTTATTATCTTACGGAATTACTGTATAAGATCAAGAGGGATGTTGAAAATACTGCTTTGATTGAGAAAGAATTTGTTCTTAAATCAGTCTCAGAGGGGTATTCTCGAAAACGTATAAGAATGAATCTGAATTGCATTATTCGAAGCGCAGGTAGAAGCAAAAATTTAGTTGCGTTGGTAACAGCTGGTGAATTGTTGGCAATGCTCGATGATATGAACGAATTCGAAAGTACTGGTGAAGAATACTTCCAAGCAATATGTGATATAAAAGGTGCTTCTAAACTAAATCAATTAATGCAGATTAATGGAGAACCAACCTTTGATAAGAATACAGGTCGACTGGCATGTTATATTTCTTCGAAAGCTGGCATTATACCTTGGTGGGAACTGTATTTAGATACAGATGCTAAACAGTACAAGATTGAGGATTTTAAATACTATTTTAGATATCATCTTGATGAACAGGGAGTTAGCATCATTCCTAAGCTCATGAAGATGATAGAAAAAGAAAATGTTTCAATAAGAAATCAATGTATTGAGATTGCGTATGATGAGCTACAGGATTATATAGAATTTGATGAAATTGCTTCAATTGCGGAAGAGCAACAACTGATTCATTGGAAAAGTTATCTTTCATATATTGAAACTGGATATTATCCGAAAAATGATGTTTCTTTTGAGGCTGCAATTGGGAATTGGGAAAAAATCAAAAAACTGAAGATGCCAGGAGAAGAAGATATCAGGATTTTCAAGGAATTATTCTCACAAGTATACCATCTCGCTGAGCAAGGGGACAGAAAAGCTATAGAGGCAGTCTTAGCTGATTGTAAAAATATTAACTGGTTCTATAATTGGATAATTTATTCTATCAAGATGGCAGAATTGTGCATACACACAGCACAAATGGATTCTAAATCCATCTGTGAATCAGCGATTACTAATTTAGAATTATTGCTACAGGATACGGAAGTTTTCAAGGGAGAACCACGTACTTGTGATTTATATTTTCTCCAGAATGAGTTAACAAGGTCATATGAACGGGCGGTAGAACTGATTAACAAAAATGGGACAGTAGAGGATCTGGAGAAAGCTTTAGGTATTCTCGAGCGACTTGATGATGAAACTGGAACAAGTTTTGATCATAGCATGGGAGGGCCATTAACTGATGCTGAATTTTTG